TGGACTAATGCTGAGGGATCAGCGGCGGCGGTTGCTCTCGCTGATCAAGCGGCGGCAACGTCTCACGATTACTTTATCGCTGTATCAGCATCTCCGGAAAGTGTCGGACTCAAGTCAGCGTTTGCGATTCGAGTTGAGCTCACTTACTCTTAAAAACTAATTAAAAAACGAGGCTCTTTTGAGACTCATATACGCTTATGATAAAAAAGGTACGATGGATCGCCTCACTGAGTAACGGTCAGACGTTATACGAGGAGCGAGGTAACTTTAAGACAATCGACGGAGAGCTCTCACCATGGCTCCGTCTTTTGTCGTATGCGACTGAGAATAATCTCAGCATTACATCGATAGCTCTCACGTTTGATGAGAGGACCAGATATAATCTCCCGTCTCTGGGTAAAAATCCTAAGTTTCACGCTTTCGCTCAAGCCGCTAAGCCGGTCGCTTTTAACTTTTTCCGTAAGCTCGGAGGAGATGTTATTGACGGCAAGGTTAACGCTGAGACGGCTGATCATTTTGCGGTGATCGAGGCTCAATATGAGGATGGTAAGGTCGTCCAACTTTGGGTCGATGACAGTAACGGTAATACCTGGACGCTGTTGATTTAAGCTGGACATACTAATATGGCATTTTCTGGCTCAGGAGCAGGTACAAGCGGCTCACCATATCTCATCACGACCACTACTCACGTAGAGGATATTAACGATGATTTGACTGCGTATTATCGACTGGAGAATGACGTTGATGTAAGTGGGCTGACTAACTTTAAAATCAACGATGGATTCTCTGGTGACTTCAATGGTAATGGTCACGTAATATCTAACTACACCTATACTGTTGGAGATAATAATGCTAGCTTTTTCGGAAAAACTAACGGAGGAGCTATCTACGACTTAGGTATTGTCGATGCGTATGTGGAGGGTGCTGCCTATGCTGCAATTTTTGCAGGTTGGCTAACTGGAGGTACTACAATTGACCGATGTTTTGTTACTGGTGAATATGTCAGTAAGATTAGTGCTAGCTGGGCGCCAGCTGGATTGATGTGTGGTTTTTCTCAGTCGGGGACTATCTCCAATTGTTATGCAATAGGAGATGTCACTTTGGGAGCGGCTCAGGGAGATAGAGCGGCTGGTTTCTGTGGTCGTGGTGGAACGCTTGGAGCAAATAACTATTTTGCCGGTACTGTCTCAGGAGGTGCTGAAAAAAATGCTCTGATGGGTGCTGGTAGTGTTGGTGCTAACTCATATTGGGATAGCACCCTAGATACTCTTACTGGTGACGGTACGCCTAGAACTACGGCACAGATGCAAACACTGTCTACCTTTTCAGCGTGGGATATTGTTGCGATAGGTAGTTATGTCGATGAGACTTGGTTTATTGATGCCACTAATGACTACCCTCGACTTGGTTGGGAATACGAAGCACCGTCAGGTACAGATGCGAACGATTCACGTGACTCAGAGATTCATGGTCAAGATACCGCCACCGCTGAAAGAGATGCTGAGGTGCATGGAGAAGATTTACTTAGTACTTCTCGAGACGCTCTCATCACTGGAGTCGATACAAGTCAGTCAGAGCGAGACGCTCTCATCACTGGAGTCGATACAAGTCAGTCAGAGCGAGACGCTCTCATCACTGGAGTCGATACAAGTCAGTCAGAGCGAGACGCTCTCATCACTGGAGTCGCTACGGATCAAGCTAATCGATCAGCTGAGATAGCTGGACGCCTGGACTCTGACGCTGAGCGTGATGCTGAGATCTCTGGATCTGATACTAGTAATGACACTCGATCAACTGAGGTTACTGGAGTCGATAGTGATCAAGGATCTCGAGATGCTGAGGTCCGAGGTGCTAATACATCTGAGTCCGATCGATCAGCTGAGATCGCTGGAGCTGACACGTCTGACAATGAGCGTGAGGCTTTGGTACACGGTCAGTCAGCTGATACCTCTAGTCGTAACGCTGAGGTCGCTGGTATTGATATCACTGACGCTGAGCGTGATGCTGAGATACTAGGTATCGCTGATACCGACTCATCTCGATCAGCTGAGATCACTGGTACTCTGGGAGCTAATAGCGATCGATCAGCTGAGATCTCCGGGATCGATACTGATACCGCTGAGCGTGGTGCTCTGATCGATGGGACGACTATCGATATGATTATCGAGGATCGATCAGCTGAGATAGCTGGACGCCTGGACGATCAGTCTGAGCGTGAGGCTGAGGTCACTGGTACACTCGGATCAAACGATACTCGAGATGCTGAGATCTTTGGAGCGATAAGGTCTGACGATGAGCGAGATGCTGAGATCGATGGACTGGGAGCGGCTAACTCTGATCGTAATGCTGAAATCCAGGGAGGGGGGATTTATCCTTACTGTCCTAATCCGGATCCTTATACTCCTCAGACTGATCCGTTTACTCCTCAGACTGACGTCTTTACTCCAGCATCGACTCCATATACAGAAAAAGAGTCTCCGTTTGAGGAGTTACCTAAAAGAAATTGTTAATAATAGTGTATAATTTATTTACTATGGCTAAAGGATATACAAACAAAGCAGCAATCGAGAACTTTCTATTGAAAAACATCGATTCATCGTTCGACTCCGTACTAGACGATTGGATCGAGGGCGTTGAGAATACTATTGACCTCGTTACCGGGCGTAACTTCAAAGCGGACACTGACGCTACTACGCGCGTATTTGACGGCGACGGTACGAGTAAGCTACTGATTGACGACGCGGTAGAGATTACTGCGGTTGGATTGGGTAACGACGGGTACGGTGGAACGTTCCGTACTGTAGGAGCTACCGGCGCAAACCGATACTTCACCGAGCCAGTTAACCACCTAGCGCATAAATGCCCAATCACAGCCTTGGTACTAAATAGCGACAAATTCCTGATTGGTAGACAGAACCAGCAAATCACCGCCAAGTGGGGGTTCTCAGTAGCAGTACCAGCTGACATCAAGCGCGCAGCTACAGTATTCGTAGCGGGTATCATAAACCAAAACAGCCCCGGCGCGTCTGAGGTAAAGAGTAAACGTATCGGAGACTACCAGGTCACGTACAACACTGACAAAGGGGGCGACGCGTTCTCCGACTTTGAGACGGCTATGGTCGCGCTAGACTCGTATAAACGTCATTACCTATGAGCATAGAGAACTGCTATGTAAATAACGTGACCGGGGAGCGTATGGTCTGGGCTTCACAGAAGAGTTCTCTCACCGCTATAGATCCGTTCAAAGCACATATCCAACAAGCGCAACCGCAATTTGCCGAGCAGCTTGGTGAAACGTGGGGACAAGTATTTAAGTTCTGGTGCGCGCTGGGCACTGACGTTGTATCAGGGGATACGCTAACGGTAGCAGGCGGAGGACACCCGGGTACATATAGCGTTCGTAACGTGCAGAAGTTTGTGTTTGGAGACCCAGACGATCACCTTGAGCTGGTTTGCATAAAAGATACACCATAATGTTTCGTCAAATTACAATTGGAATTCTAGGAATATCACTGGTACTACTAGCGTACGCTGCTATCCAAGCTACCGTTGTTGTCTGCCCTGAGTGTATAGCTCCCCAGCCACCTGTATCAGATAAGGACGCCGAGCCTGCGATACTTCCGGCTCGTACATTCGAGCCTATATCTACCACCACGATTGAGATACCACAACCGCTGCCACTTCCTAAAATAAATGAACCCGTGCTACTACCGCCGGGCGTTAACTGTTTGTCTGATTGCCCTTTGATAGAAGAAGCGGTCGTCGACCATTTTCCTGACGCCAAGGTAATGGTTGCGGTAGCTGAGTGCGAGAGTACGTTTCGTCACTGGGACGCAGACGGGGAAGTACTAAAAAACGAGCAGGGCAGTAGCGCTACTGGGGTATTTCAAATCATGGCTTCGTACCACGCCGAGCCTGCGAGTAATCTCGGCTGGGACATATACACATTAGAGGGGAATATAGCGTACGCGGATCACCTATACCGCACCCAGGGGCTGAAACCTTGGGCTGCGTCCAAACATTGCTGGAGTGTAGCAGATAGCTATATAAATAGGGCTATATTGGGATAACGACCAGACTCCCCCGCTGCTCAAAGGGTCTAATATTTTGCAAAGTAGACCCAATTTAGACCTATCGACTGAGTAGGGTAGAGGAGTGCTATACTGTAAACATGAGTGCCAACGTCCAAATCATAGGAGCGCGCGAGCTGGCAGCAGCCGTGAAGCGAAACCCGACAACCATTCGAGATGAAACCCGGAAGTTTATCGTTCGCGGGCTTTCGAAATACCGAAAAGGTACGCAGTCACAGCCGTGGCGCTTGGGTGGCAGAGGCGGTGGTGCGCCGGTAGCTAGTAGAAACCTTGTGGACAGCCACATCACCCGGATACGTTCCTTCTCCGGTTCATTTGGTCCAAATGAAAGAGTAGCTCCCTACGCGCGCTGGGTGCATGAGGGTACTAGACGCATGGACGCACGACCGTGGCTAGATTACGTGAAGAAGCAGAACGACCACCGTATCCGGTCGCTATACATGGAGCTGCTCCGGAACATCTCAAAAGACCTGGCTAAATGATATACTTTACAATATGTACACTACCCTACTAGCAAAAATAGCAGCTACCCTTGAGAAGGTGAAAGTATCAGGTGAGCTGGCTGACTATTTCAATTACCCCAAAACAAAGCTTGACGCCTACCCCGCTGTTTATTTTCAGCCAGCCGGGTTTACTAACTCGTTTGAGACTGAAACACAGAACCGAAAACAATACCGTTTCTTACTGATGGTTATCGTGAATAAAAGCGGTACTACTACCGAGGAGATATTCACAACCGTACTACCAAACGTGGTGGACGCTATCGTGGCACAGTTCGACGCCGACTGGGATCAGGGTACTGTTGACGGAGGTAGAGTATGGGCAAAGCTAGATACAGCCGACCCGTGGGACTTCGACGAGGCTCAAGACGGACTGACCGCATACGCACCCATGAACCTCGAAATCGAGGTGGTGAGTTATAACTAGTATGCTACAATTTATATATTAATCGCAGTAGCAATAATATAAGCGTATGGCAGAAATTATAGGACGACAGATTGAGCTGGGTATCGCCACGGAAGCAGCCCGTGGTACGGCTGAGACGTCTGCAGACAAATGGGCACGTAAAGTGACCGCAAGCGTTGTGGAGCGAGCTTCCCACGCTATGGATGAAACTACTCGAGGACGCCTGGAGGATGGTGAGGGACGTCGAGTTGTACAACGGCATATCGAGGGAGATATGGAGGGTATTGCTCATGCTGATATGATCGGATTTTTGTTTGCTAACTTGTATGGTCTAGCTGTGACAACTGAGGTAACAGCTGAGGAGGCTTTCTCTCACGTGTTTAACCTTAAGCAAAACATCCAACATCAATCTCTGACTCTATTCGCAAAAGATGGCTCAGTCCAGCAATCTGTATACGCTAACGCAATGATCTCATCTCTTGAGATC